AACGACATCGACAAGTGCTGCCGCAGCACGCTTGATGGCTTGGTCGATGGCGGCCTGCTGCTAGATGACTCGCTGGTGACGGAGCTGCAGGCGACGAAGCGCTACTGCCTGCGGGATGAGGAGCCAGGCGTGCTGGTGCGGGTGAAGCGCAACGACATCGACAAGTGCTGCCGCAGCACGCTCGATGGCTTGGTCGATGGCGGGCTGCTGCTCGATGACTCGCTGGTAACGGAGCTGCTGGCGATCAAGCGCTACTGCCTAAGGGATGAGGAGCCGGGAGTGCTGGTGCGGGTCAAGCGCATCGACTGAGCCACGTTACGAAATGTCACGACGGGTCTAGGCAGGTCCCACCCTGGCCCTAATATGGGGTCACGCCACAAGTCAGATACGCCCTCGGGCAGGCGCTGGATTCTCCGCTCAGGACACGAGATGAGGTTCGGAACAGATCACACGACGAACTGAAACAACGAGATCAACACGGCCTGACTAAGCCCGCTCCGCCGGTTGGCCCGGCACACACCACCCCTAAAGTCATGCACCTCAAGATTCCAAGCGATGAGGCCATAGGCCAGCAGTTACGGGTCATCGCCCAGGCCGTTGCCGTCATCGCCGTCGCTTTCTACATCGCAGGCCACACGCTCGGGTCCGCGATCCACTGGCTCAGTCTCAACCTCACACACCTCCCCGCTCATGCAATCGATCAGCTCACCACCGACCATGCTTCAGCGCATCCTCCTGTTCGTCATCCCAACGGCCACCATCGCGTTGGTGCTCGCCGATCACGGCAACCCAAGGCTCAATCCAACCATTCAGGAGTTGGATTCGCATGAAAACCACGCGCTTCTACTTTGCCATCGCCGCGGCCAATGTTCTTGAGTGCATCGAGGCCGCATCATTCACCGAAGCCAAACAGATCGCCGCACAAGACTGGCTCCCGTATTGGGATCAGATCGAATGGCTGAACACCAAGGAGATCAAGGATGAGAGCATCAAGGGACTATGAACCGGGCGAGATCGTCTACGTGCGTGGCGATTCACGGCGCTGGGTAGCGGTCGTTTCACGCGTCAATGCAGCCGACACGCCGTTTCCGCATTACGTCGTCGAACGCGATGGGGTGACCTCAGTCATCTCAAAGCTCGAACTGGCCACCCAGCCGATCAATTCCAAGGAAAAGAGAAGGGCCGGCCGCGCCACCACCCCGGCAAACGCAACCGACCACACTCAACCGTAAGGCATGGACAACGCCACCTACCACGCAGATCCAGCCATCAGCGCCAGTCATCTGCATCTCGTCGCACGATCACCGCAGCACTACTGGGCGCGGTATGTGGATCCTGAGCGCATCCCGCCTGCACCAACGGCTGCCATGACCTTCGGGTCGCTTGTCCATTGCGCTGTCCTTGAGCCTGACGAACTCGACAAGCGCTATGACGTCTGCCCACCCCGTAACACCAAAGCAGGCAAGGAGCGGGCCTTAGAGATGCGAGAGCAGGGCATTGAACCTGTGACGGCATCAGAAATGCGCATGGCGCACGCCATGGCTCGCGCTGTCAAACGGCATCCTCTTGCAGGTGAGCTGCTGGCGGAGGGCAAGGCTGAGCAGTCGTTCTGGTGGGATGATCTCGACACAGAGCTGCGATGCAAATGCCGGCCGGACTGGTTGCGCTCAGACGGTGTGATCGTTGACCTCAAGACCACCACCGATGCCAGCCCTCAGGGCTTTGCCAAGTCGATCGCAAACTTCCGCTATCACGTGCAGGCGGCGCATTACCTCAACGGCATCAAGGCGCATCGCTTTGTCTTCATCGCAGTTGAGAAGGAGGCACCCTATGCCGTTGCGGTCTACGAACTCGACGAGAATGCCTTAGCTGAAGGTGAACGCCTCGCAGCACGTGACCTCAGGCGCATCGCCAACTGCCGGCAGCAGGAAAGCTGGCCGGGCTACAGCAACGGTCTGACCACGCTGTCGCTGCCCACCTGGGCCTTCTATGGCAACGACGACAGGATCGCGCAGCTGCTGCACGAGCACGCACCAGGCTGGGACTTTCACCTGAAGCCCACAGCTGATGGTGGCCTGATCCACAAGGCACCGGACGGCACGGGTTACGTGCTCGGCTACTTCTCCGGCCCTGATGTTTTTTCCACGAGCGACTTTCCGTTCCCGTGCATGGATCACCGGAACAACCCGATCCCGTTTGACAAGGTGAGCGCTCGGGTACTGACTGACACGCATCGCCGTGCGCTCTGCGCTGCTGCTGCGTTTCACTTCAGCCTCGGCTCGGAGCTATGGGCAAAGCAGGAGCTTGAGGATGCCGGCGCTGAACCTGCTCCTGCGGCCTCTACCAAGGCCAAGAAGACAGCTACGCCTGAACCTGCACAGGATGATGACAAGCCGGCCTCTAAGGTCGTCCAGGCCGGTCGTAAGGCCATTGCCGGAGCAACCTCGATCGAGCAGCTCGAAGCCGTCACGAAACGCTTGATGACGCGTCACGAAGCTGGCGATCTGACCGACGAAGAGCACCAGGGCCTCCTGCAGCTGCTGCTCGACCGCGAAACTCAACTCACCACCAAGAAATGACCATGACCGAACTCAACGCATCTTTCAGCCTGTTCCCTGCTCAGGAAAAGAAATCCGAGCGCAGCCCTGATTACGGCGGCGTGATCGAAATCCCTGCAGATCAGATCGATGCCCTAGTGGCGCACCTCGGCACAAAGCCTGAGAACAACTGGAAAGATGAACCTGTCGTGAAGCTGCGGATCGCTGGCTGGAAAGCGCAAAGCCAAGGCGGGAAGAACTACCTCAACGGCAAGGTGAGCGTGCCAATGCAGCAACAGCAGGCGCCAGCTGTCAACGATGACGATCTGCCGTTCTGATGACCGAGCAAGTTACCGAGCAAGTCCGCTTCGTGCATTGCACGCCCGACGCTGAGCGACTCATTGTCAAGATGGCTCGCGTCAGCAATCCCAGCAATGATGAGAACTGGGACACAGGCCCTCGCCTGTTGCGGTATTTGATCAAGCACAAGCACTGGTCGCCGTTCGAGATGGCTTCGCTCTGCTTGCTGATCGAAACCGAACGCGACATCGCCGCTCAGATCCTGCGGCATCGTTCGTTCAGCTTTCAAGAGTTTTCGACTCGCTACTCACGCACGACGGTGGCCGAGTGTCCTGCGCAACGCGTGCAGGATCCGACCAACCGTCAGAGCAGCCACGACAACCTCACTGAGGATGACAAACGTCGCTGGGATGAACGCTGCGCTCGCCTGATCGGAGACGCATATCTCCTCTATGAGGACATGCTCTCCGAAGGTGTGGCCAAGGAGACAGCGCGGCGCATCTTGCCGCTCTGCACCCCGACCAGGCTCTACATGCACGGTTCGCTGCGCAGCTGGTTGCACTTCATCGATGTCCGCACCGACGCTGGCACCCAGCTAGAGCACCGCGTCATAGCGGAGCAATGCCGTGCGATCTTCACGGCACAGTTCCCCGTTATCGCGGAGGCCGCATGGGCATGACCGATCCGATCAATCAACCTGAGCACTACACAGCAGGGAGCATCGAGTGCATCGATGCCATCGAGGCGGCCCTGACACCTGATGAGTTCATCGGGTTCCTGAAGGGCAATGCCATCAAATACATCTGGCGATGCCGGCATAAAGGTGGTCTACAAGACATCCAGAAGGCGGCCTGGTACGTAGATCGGCTTGAGATCTTCAGCGGTTGTCAGGACGGCAGGGATGACTGACGAAACCCTTCTCCATTACGTCAACCGCGGCAAGAGCGATTGGATCATCACCGTCTGGCAAGGCTGGCCTGATGACTACTACGTGCGCTTTGTCGTCCGCACCAAGCGTCGCATCATGCTCGATGAGGTTGCCGTGTGGATCGGTGACGACTGGGTAGGGTCGCCGCGATGGCACCCACGTCGTAGACGTGTCCCTGAGGACATCCTGCAGGCCGTTGAGAGCCGCCTGAAGCGGCCTGTGCAGCGGTCGTTACCATAAAGGCACGTGCCTGCGCTACATGGCGGCAGACGAGCAGCTGAAGTTCACCTGCCGCCGCTCGCGTCGTTGCCGTGAGAAGCTGCCTGCTGATCTCCTTTACCGCGACGAGAACAGCGGTGAGTTGTACTGCAAAGCTGGACATTGCCCTAAGGGCAAAGGCGACACGCAAGAAGCACTGACGCAGCTGCAGATCGAGAATCGCCGCCTACGGGATCAGGTCCGCAGCCAGACCAGCGATCAGGACAGGCTGTTGAACAAAGTCGAGAGCCTGCAGGAGCAGCTGGCCACGGCCTTGGAGATCCGTGACATCGAGCAGCCTGCACCGCTTGCTACAGACGCCACAGGCAAGCGCAGCGAGACAGTGCCGCTGCTGCTCTGCTCAGATTGGCACTGCGGCGCCATCGTCGATCCTGCAACGGTCTGCGGTCTGAACCGCTATGACGTGGACATCTTCCACGAACGTGCCGGTGCGCTGTTCCGCAACACGCTGCGGGTTGTGCGGATGCTCCGCTCGACTGCTGAAGTGCGCAAATGCATCATCTGGTTAGGGGGTGATCTGATCGACAACTGGCTGCACCCTGATCAGGTCGAGACGCAGGTGCTTAGCCCGACGCAGCAGTTGATTGAATGCGAGCGGGCCATCGTCGCTGGCCTCGATCACCTCCTGGAGCACGGCGATTTCGAGCAGATCATCGTGCCCTGCAGCTTCGGCAACCACGGCCGGACAACGGACAAGATGCGAGCAGGCAACGCCGCGGCCACTAGCTACGAGTGGCTGATGTACCAGAGCCTGAGGCGGCATTACAGACAGGAGCCACGTATTGGCTTCGACATCAGCGAAGGCAATATCCTCTACGTCGACGTCCTAGGCCATCGCCTGCGGTTCCATCACGGCGATGCCATCAGGTACGGAGGTGGCGTCGGAGGCATCACGATTCCGCTGCAGAAATGGGTCTACAGGCAGGATCAGGGCATCAAAGCTGACCACACCTTCATGGGGCACTTCCATCAGCTGACCATGGGTCAGAACTGGTCGGTGAATGGATCGCTGATTGGCGCCACTCCCTACGGCATGAAGCTGGGCTTCGCCCCGGAACGTCCGCAGCAGTTGCTCCGTTGCATCGACTCAGAGAGAGGGTTCACGATCTCAGCGCCCATCCTCACTGAATAGGTGGACTGTTTCATCGATGGCTCGATCCTTGTGCCACGTCGCCGCGCAAAGCGTGAGTTCAGACAGTCGATCCTCGAAGCATGGGAACACCGTTGCGCTTATTGCGACAGGCCCGCAACAACACTCGATCATGTGCGGCCAAGGTCCAAGGGTGGCGAGACAACACGGCAGAACCTGATCAGCTGCTGCGCATCCTGCAACAGCCGCAAAGGATCCTATGACTGGGTGACGTGGTATCGGGCTCAGGTGTTCTGGGATCCCGAACGAGAGGGCACCATCTGGATCTGGTTGCATCAGAACACAAACACAGCAGCATCCTGAGAATCGTGGTACTTTGCCCGCGGCACACCACCCCAAACCATGCCAGCTGCTTTCCCTGATTCCTTCAGCGACTATCTCAAGATGATCGGTCGCTATCCGCTGCTGACACCAAGCCAGGAGATCGAGCTTTCTCGCCAGGCGCAGCGTTACATCGAGTTGCGCGACACCGAAGGCAAACCCAGCACACCGCAAGAGAAGCGCGAGATGCGTGTCGGCAAGCGTGCCTTCGACAAGATGATCACCAGCAACCTGCGTCTGGTCGTCAACATCGCCAAGCGGTTCGCCAGTCGCGCTGGCCAGACCCTTGACATGATGGACCTCATCAGCGAGGGCACCATTGGCCTGCATCGCGCCGTTGAGCTATTCGATGCCTCCCGCGGCTACAAGTTCAGCACCTACAGCTACTGGTGGGTCAGGCAGGCGATCTGTCGCGCGATCGATACCTCAGACCGCATGATCCGCGTGCCGATTCATTCGCTTGAAAAGCTCCACAAGCTCATCAAGCTGCGCGAAACCT